TCCATGTATCTCGTGCCGGTTTCCAGCATGTGCGTGTAGATCAAGAGGCGACCAGGAAGGCTTTCATCTACGATTCCTGCCTGTAGAACGACATCTCCCCCACGATCGAAAACGGTCCATCGGATGTGATCGACCATCTGCGTCTCTTCCCGTGGGTCGATATGCGGATACTGCCATGGGGCAGACGGAGGAGGAGACATGTGAACGAAATTGGCCTTGGCGCGTTCAACAAACAGTTCACCCGCTGCTTCCAGCCGCTTTTCAACGCCGTCTAGGACGACATTGATGAAAGGAGTCGGGTCGAACTGGACGATCTGAGATCCCATCGTCAGCTTGCCGCCGCCAAAGTAAGCCATTACGTTGCCTCCTTCGAGATATCGGGGGCTCTCGTGATCGGGCACTGATAGGTCTGTCCCTTTCGAGAGACATCCTCTGCGCCCATGATCACATAGAACTTCCCGGTATCCTGTTCCTCCGCGATGTCGTCTTCCTGTACCTCGTAATCGATAGGGAGGATCAGCAAGAACTCCTCGACGAGCGGTCTAGACGACTTCTTCGTCTTGACCTCCATCCGATTGTATGGCTCCCTGCGGACCTTTCGGCACCACACGTCCTCATACAGCGGGTTGTCGATAGAGTACGTCTGAGTCTGCTCCAGAATGGCATTCCGCCCCCTAGTGGGGCGGTAGATGTTCCAGAGTTTGTTCCCTCCGATCATCGCCACGCCCTAAGAACCATTCCTGCCCGCTCCAGCTTCGCATACTGGTCGGCCATAACCTTCTCTTTGTTCGCAAAGAACGACTGGATCTCTCCGTCCTGGAATCGATCGACGTTTCGGTAGACCCGATACTGCTCATCGATTCGCAACAGAGTTCGGACTGCTATCTCCGCACAGACGTCCCTGACGACCGTTGGAAGTGGTGTCCCGTCATCGTCATATCCGCCGACGTAGACGATCGTGTAGCGTTGTGGTGTTTTCTCCCGCAAGGCTATCCGTTTCGTGCTTGTCGGTTTCTCGAGCCTGACGAATCGATCGTAGACCCAGTAGTCCTCGTCGTCCTCAGAGAGGGTTTCTTCGTACTCGTTATCCGTAACAGAGGTCACAGAGATGATGGGGGGATGGTTCACGTAGAGGCTGTACCTCCCCCCATCGAACGTCTGTGTTACCGTCTGTAGATCGAACCCATTCGGTCGTAGGCAGTAGTCGGCCACTTCTGCTTTCACTCTTGCGAGCAGCTCGGTGACGTTGTAAGCGTAGTCTGTTGTCGAAAAGACACCGGACTCCTCAGTCAACTCGATCCGGGCTGCTTTCCCGATCTCAGTCTCAGTAGGCCAACCCATGCCAACCTCCTACAGGGCTTCGCCCTTGTAGATCTCGAAGTACGTGTCCCAAGAGCCGCCCGTGCCGGGTTCCGTGGCCGAACTTGCGGCCAGTTCCTCGGCATCAGCGACCGCCTGAGAAACGGCGACGATGCACTTGAAGTAGAAGCCATCGTTCTGAACGATGTCATCCACCGCGTAGGCTTCACCGATTCGCCACTTCGGGACTACGGGCCGATTGATCGCACGGAAGCCAATGAAGTTGATTCCGTACTCCGTCGTCGTGTCTCCCGCCGAGTTGTAGTGCTGTGCGCGGATGTATCCACCCTCGTACAGCTCGTCGACTGCGAAGACAGCGATGTTCTCTTCTCCGAGGCCACCAGCGTCGGTGATCTCGATGTCTGCCGAAGACAGGCCGATCGGCGTCAGGTCCGACCACGTCGAATTGTCGGCCGAGTGCTGGAACGTCAAGTAGATCGTTCCGCCAGCCTCGATATTCCCGACAGAGACGATGAAGGCCCCGCCTCGGCATCCGATTGTCCGCTTCGCCGTTGTGTTGGACTCAGAGGCCGCTCCTGCGATCACGGCATGTGCCAGAATCGGCGTTGCGTAGCAAACGCTGTTGAAATCGCGTGTCATTTCTGCCATCGCGCTTTCACCCCCTCCTTCTTACGAGGTCGTCAGCCCGGTAAGGAACTGAAGTTCCTCTTCGCGCTGAATACCGAAGTCGATCTCTTTCCCGGCGAGAACGCCGATCTTGAACTGGAGACGATACAGTTCCTTGAGGATCGTGATCTCCGTCTCTCCGCCATCTGCGAGCATGATCGACTTGACGTTGCCGACAAGCATCATGCGCGACTCGTCAGAACCGGCACCGAGGTCCGTTCGGATCTTGGACGACGTATAGACCGGCAGACCGAGGACACGGTCAGGCGGCATATCGGTCAGGTCCGTGATGTACGAATACTCGGCGGTCCCTGTCTTCGCCTTCTGGAAGATGTTGAGGTAGTCAACGTGCATGACCCACGCGCTCTGAGAAGGATCAACCACACCATCCCTGCGCCGGATCTGGTTCATTGCATCCAGAAGGTCATCGAAGGTTGGCACACCTACCGAGGCGGTGGTGTACGAACTCATCGTTGGGGCATTGAACAGTCCGAGAGGCTGCTTCGATCCGGTTCCCCGGAGGCCAACCTTCGTCTGCTCAAGCGCCATTTCCTTGACGATCGTGTTCCGTACACGATTCTCGACATTGCCAACCGCATGCTTGATGAGGTTGAGCCGGACGGGGACAACACACGCCATCTCATGCAGCGTGAGCGTCACATCGCCGTAGTCCATGTCAGAGGTCGTGAGGTCAGACGGCGGGGTATCTCCCGGCCAATAGACAGTAGGGGAAGCACCTTCCTTCGGCCACTCCTGCGTCTTCGGGGAGTTGGGCAGATAGTCAACGCCCATACGCATGAAGATCTCTTGGCCTCGGAGTTTCTCGATCATCTCCGCATGCACTTCATGTGGGATGAAGAATCCGCCTGCGACTTCACTGCCGAGATTAAGATCCTTGAGTTGTGCCTGTCGTTGCGCGAGCAGGCCCTTCATTTCCTCGTTCTGCGGTTCACGGCTACGCGCCTTCTGGCTTCTGAGTACCTCGATTTCAAGGCCCGCATCGGCCAGATGCGGGTAATCCGCGCCGAGCGTGAGGATACCGATCGCATGTGCGATCTTGAAGTCCTTCATCTCGCGCTTCGTCCCCTCGTGGATGATCTCGGGGGCTTTCGGTTTGGCTTGTGGGCCGACACCATCCAGCTTGAGATCATCCGGGTTCGGAACGGACTGCTGAGGATCCGCCGCCGCCAACTGCGTCGGCTTCTTTGCTTCGAGGGTAATGCCCTGTTCGTCCAACCACTTCTGAACGTCTTCGGGCACCTTAGGCTCCACGCTCTGCCCAGACTTGTACTGGGCGAGAATGCTGCGGGCTCCCTCCTGCAGGACCTCGCGATCCTCGGCAGTCATCTTTGTGAGATCTAGTGCCATTCTGTTCACCTCGCTTATCCGAGTGTTTCCACGATCTCGGCGCTGATCGTTGCGATCTGCGTTTCGAGACCGTGAATCTTGTCCTGTGCCGCCGCCAACGCGATTTCGTTCTCCGCGAGGGCGTCCTTTGTCGCCTTGAACACCTTCTGCAGACGTTCAAATGCCTCGTCGACCGTAATCGCGCCTGCAGCGGCAGCGAGGCGGACATCTTCGAACGAGACTGCCTTCAGTTCAGGTACATCATCCGGCGCAACACCGAAGTCATCGATGAGATGCTTCCGGACATGCGCATAGACTCCGCTCCTATCCTCCTCGGGGATGTTGGTCCCGCCCCGCCCTCCATTCAGAACGCCGATCGCGGCGGTACATGCCCGCTTGTTGACGGCCTTGTTCTCCTGGTGGTGATGCGCGAACTTGTAGTCGCCCTTGTTGTCGCCGCTGCCATCCTCGACCCAGGCACACATGACCTTGAGATCGTCGATGTCTGCAGCCGCTCGCTCCTTCCCGTTGTCCCATTCGCGATCGATATCTGCGGTAGGTGTTCCGTCAGGATGGGCCGTGTTGTAGGAGATCGCCCCCTTGCCCTTCACTTCTACCGCCCCCGCCGAACACGTCAGCGAGACATTCGCGGTGTCTTTCCCGCCTTTCAGGGCATCCTCGACTCCCTCACGAACCGCCCTTCGAAGGTCCTGCTCGGTCGAGAGATGAACGCTAACGGGGATCGTCATGCTCCCGTAGTCGCTCTCGATCTCTTCGAACATCTTCCGAAGCACTGGAGACGGGCCATCATAGATACGCTCGACGTAGGACCGGAAGAGGCTCTTGAGTCCATCCGTTCGCATCGCCTCGCGATTCGAAGGAAGGGAGACCGGGCTATGCTCCAACAACTCCCATTCCTTGATATCCCATCCGCCGAAGAAATCATCTCCATCCAGCGGAGCCCAAGCGTTGATGAGAAATCCAACGGAGGTGCAGTTGAGGACATGCTTCTCCCACATCTCGTAGTAGTCCTTGCCATC